CACTTCCTGATTGATCGCCTTCATCTCAAAGCTGCCATCCTGATACATCAAGCGCATTTGACGCTGATTGTCATAGACCTTGGGGATAGCAGAGACAAGAATCTTGCCTGTGTAGGCAATGGCGATTTCAAGGGCTTTAAAGTATTTGAAGGTGCCGTTGTCGCCCTTGTTCTGGAGCCGTTCAATAGCAACACCAGACTGGAGGCCGGGGTTATCGCCCATGTTAGACGCGAACATCCCAGCAGACATACCAATCACGCCACGCATGGCCTCGGAGATATTCCTGAGTCCTGGGTTGATCTGAGCGCCACCAATCTGCGGAGGTGGATTCTGCACTGAAGGATCGGGGTTGTAGAACTGCACCGGATCGGCGTTGGTGTTAAGCGTTTGAAGCTGAAGCTCATGCCCAGCCGCCTGCTGCATGGTCATCCAGTACTTAGCCCGTGGGGCCAGAGCGCCTTCCTCGATCTCGCGGGAGAGCGAGTAATTAAGAACACGCTGGGAATCCATCAGCTTTTCGACAGCGCCGTAGTAGATGGTCTTGTTTTCAAGAACTTTGAAGTTGGCGAAAACCGGAACGACAGGGATGTAGCAGAATACCGTGTCCCGATCATCCTCCAGCCAGCCATTAGCATCAAAAAGCCTAGAACAAACCTTCTTGTACTTGCGCTCCCTGCGTCGAACCTCAGTCACTCCCAGCATGGCGAGTTCATCGCGGATCATCTCAAAGTCATCGTTTACTTCGTGGACTTGCCCGTTGGACATCAAGACAAGCTCGCGCATTTCTTCTTCGACGTACAAAAGCTCACCAATTACCACGACCTCGGCCTTGTCATAGTAGGCATCGCCCTCGCGGTCATCTGATACAGACGACCCAGAGCCTTCCGGCCAGCGAGCGCGATATTCATCGGTCGCAATAGGATGTAGGACAAAGCAATAACGCGCGTCTGACTTGTCTTGAATAAGAGAGGCAGGGTCAAACCACACTCGGTCAATCGCGTTATGGATAGGCTCAATCAAAAGGTCTTGGTCGAAGGAGTTATCGTCGGCGAACTTCTGCACAACACGCCATGCGTCATAGCCGCAAGTCACAGCCATCCGACCAGCGGCAGCATAGGTTGTCGAGGCGTTGGAAATAGTCTCTAGGTTGCGGATGATGCCGTCATAGACCTCGGCGACCTCCTTTGTTGCGCTTCCACCAGCGGGTGAAACGACCACATCAAAGTCCGCCTGCTCAAGCTCTCCGGCGATCTGGTCAACAATGGGAGAGGTCATGTCGAAGGTATAGCGGGGCTTGTTGATGTTGTTATTCCACCAGTACGGCTCCCACTGCCCGTCCCTCTTGGAAATGAATAGCTGGGCCTCCCGCGCCTTCTCACGATTGTCGTGGTCAGCCATCTGAGCGTTGGAGAGCATATTCATCACATCGGCGTGGGAATCGTACTTGTCGGAGGATGAATAAACCTCCTCTGCCGCCTCTTTCTCCACTTCGCTTTCGTAGCTGTCGTTCTCGGAGTCCAGCTCTGATCCGTTTTCGTAGTCAGCCATTATCTGTTACCCCAGCCACTGAAATTGATTTTGACAGCCTGCGCCGCGTTAGCCTTGGGCGAAAACATACTCATCATGAGAGAGTCGCCCATGTTGGGAGATGGAAGCTGATAAGGTTTCTTCGCCATCTCGATCTTGCTCATGATCTGTATTTTACCATTATTGTTGCGTTTTAGCGGAATGCGGCAAACCTCGGCCCTGAGCTGGTCGAGTGAATCAATCCCAGAGGACAAGGAGATCATGTCGTCTGGGTTGATGTATTTCTTCTGCTCAATCGCTCGCCAGGTATTCTCAAACCTTTCCCTGAGCTTCCACCAATACTGCGCTCTCTTATTGAAGAACGTATCTCTATTGGTCTTTCGCTGCTCTTTGTCGTTAGCGTAAGTGCCTTCGGGATCGTCTGGTGTCTCACTTCCTCGGAACATCCAATACTGTGTGCGGGTATGCGACAGGGCTTGCTCTACCTGCCTTTTAAGACTAATCCCCATGCCATCGCAATCCCAGACAAACCAATCAGCACCAGCCTTGCGTGATTCCTCTAGCGCCCAATCCATGCCCTCATTGGAGTCGCCTGTGATCTTTTCGCAGACTTGTAGCACAACTGAGCCTCGGCGGATAGCTAGCCCCTTAGAGTCGCCACCTTCGTCGCTAGGATCATGGCTGGCAATAATAGCCCCTTCAGGCTTAAATCCCAGCTTCTCATGGGCATCAATAGCAGCGTCGAACCACTCCACGGGGATAATGCAATCCTCAACCTCGTCGTAATACTCACCAAGCCAAATATGTCTATAGAGAGCCGTGGACAGGTTGGTTTCGTCATAGGCCCGTTCTTGTTCGAGGACTTCAGGGAAGAACGGGTTGTCGTTGTAGTTGGCCCAGATGACAAGGTGTAAGTCATCCTCGTAGTATTTATCCCGCCTGAGCTGCTTCTCCCAGGGTTTAATGAATCGCTGAGAGAAAACATCGCTTGAATGCCTTGGGTTGCCCGTCATCCAGATTTCAGAGTCATCGGTTCTCAGCGTTGGAGTCAAAGCCTTTAGCGACTCAAAGCTGATCGTCTGGGCTTCCTCCACCCAGAACCGTTTAAACCCGTGCATGGACTTGATGCCTTCAGGGTTTCGGGCGAGTCCTCGGAACTTGAAAGCATCCTGCCCATCGTACTGAATCGAGTTTGAAAGCGACTTGAATCCTTGTAGCCCAAGCCTTTCGATCTCTGAAGATAGGAGAGAGAGCACCGAGTCATCCATCGTGACTTGGTACTCTCGAAAGCATGCGGTCTTGATTCCTCGCGTCTGGGCATCCATTAAGCAGATGTCCCCGACCGATTGTGATTTACCGCTTCCCCTGCCGCCGATAATGATCTTGAAGCGTTTAGGCTTCTGAATCAGCGGCAAAAGGATTTTAGGTAGCTGCATTTCCGGCATCGACTACCTTTACAGTCCACTCTGTTTTGATTGGGCCGCCGTCTGGGCCTGAGACTTCTTGCTCGCTCTTGTCCTTCCAGCCGAAGTTGTTCTTCAAGCTGAAGATTGCCCCCACTGGCGATGCTTGGGCTAGTCTTTTCTCTAAAGCCATCTCGACTCTTTGCTTTGCTTTTTTTACTGTCGCACTAAATTGATCGTTCTCCCCGTATCGTCTCAGGCTTTCTGTAGCCATATCAAGATGATAGGCGAGGCCAGAAATTAACGGAGGATTGTCCTCGTCACACATGGCGAAGTATTCATCTATCGCCCGTTGCATATCTTCAGGCGTTTTGAACTTAGCCGGTCTGCCTGCTGGCATTATGACTTCCTCGCTTTCTTCTTGGCCTTCTCGGCTACGCTCAGAGCTATCGCAACGGCCTGCTTCTGAGGCTTTCCGGCGGCCATTTCAGTCTTGATGTTAGCAGACACTGACTTTTTGCTGTAGCCTTTTTTCAGCGGCATCGTTGTCTCCTTTGTTGGATTGGCTTTCAGGTTTGCTTGGCTTCTTGTCGAACATTATACGCGCTGCGATGAAGCGAGACAATTGAGCGACGAAATAGCAAAAAATACTTGTAAGCTAGGGTAAATAGTGTAATCTATACACATGCCAGCAATAAAGCGGGCCGATAACAGAGGGCAGAAAAATGAGCAGACTGACAAGAGCACAAGCGGTGGAACTGGTTGGCAAAGACGTAGTGGCAAAGGTAGAGGCCGTTGATGTTGACTTCACAGGCCGCGCCACCGATGGCAGTAGCGATGCTGGTTACACCGAGTTTTCAGCAAGCTGCAAAACCGACGACCTCGAAATCACCATGTATGTGATGGTTGACTCTGACGCAGTTGCAGCATGTGACGACCTCTCCCAGATCGACTGGGATGCTCCCATCGCCAACGCCCGGTTCGCTGTACTGTAACCACCCCACGGCCAAGGACGGCCACAATCGAGGAAGAAACCATGTACCAAGTGATTTTAGAGGCCGAAGACGGCGATTACACGCTGACAGACCCGATGCCGGAAGATGCCGCTCTCCGTTGGATCAAAACCAACGAATGCCGCTACAGCAATGGC